CATCTCTATCACCACGTGGAACGATTTTATATCGCATTCCACCTCGTATACCACTGTGAGCCATTGCAATCCAATGAAACATTACTGTTCCACAGTAATTATATGGGTCATTTGTGGTTGCAGCATTTCGAAAATGCACTGCATTAAATACGTTCCCTCGGTAGAAAGGATATATACATCTAGTACCTGCCAAAATCTTGTATCCTGTCTCTGTCAAGCCGAGTACTTCGTGAAGTACGTAGCGCTTGAGCATGGTGCGAAAAGATTTGATCGTTTCACCAAAGAAAACAGAAGTTACGTTGGTTAATGGATCATAGGTAGGTCCTAGGTCTGAAGATTGTTCCTGAAATGGAGCATCCATCTCGTCTTCTAAAACTTCGTCTCCTGATTGGGGTAACAAAATCTCTTGAAGATCTCCAGATTGAGGTTTTAAAACGTATCGCATGTATTCGTCTGATGGGACTGCGACTTGGAAGTCGTCTCCCGCAGATATATATACGTTAACCTCGATATCGTTGTTAGCGACATCGTTGGGCACAGTCAATTCATTGACAATGTATACAGCGAGCACACCATTTCCCTCTGATTTGGAGGTGAATGCTGTAGTACTGTACATGTTAGTTACACTGTCTTGCCCCGGAACTTGATGTTCCAAGTAAGTTAGTTCCTGACCATTCGCTATGGAGATTGTGAAATCAGACTTGTCCGATATATCAATAATTTCAACATAGTTAGTGTTATATTCATTCGTAGAAATGAAATTTGGGTCGTAAACAACTTTAAGGCGTCCTCGATGAAATGAGGAGCACACAACTTGGAATCGGTAGTTCAACGTTCCCGTCCAGTACTTAAAAGGTAAAGCAGCCATGGCTGTCGCAGGTAAATACAAGGCACTGGACAAGGTTGCATCAGCCCAGGCACACGGGTCGATCCTTGTGTTCCATAATAAAACCTCTGGATTCAAACCTGTTTGCCATTCGAACTTGGTTAGAAAACTCTCTCGTTGGGCTATAGACAAAATGTCAAGCGGATCTGCCGAATTAATACCAGAAATAGTGGGATCAATTGTCAGTTCTTGCTTATCATCGACTGTGAGCTTGGCTGCTCCGTCTGGAACGGTTGTGGTTGCTAAACTAGACACAAAAGATGGTTTGTACGGCGTGGGGTCGGCAGTGACCGGTGGGCGCGAATAACCAAGCATTTTTGCCATGCTAGCAGTCATGGAGGCCATCTTGGATGTGGCTATAGCATAAGGAGCAATGCTGGGTATGGTGGACAATGCATTAGCAACATTAGCTATGCGGGTGGCGGGTCCAGACACTACTCCTTCTCTATTAGCCTCATCGATTTCTCCAGACTGAGGACTCAATGTGGCAGGATCCACTGACGTAAGAACAGAGAGATGTACATCTTCTGCCCAAGCAAACACACTAATGGTAGTCTGGTCAATGGCATTGTTCGCATGTTTCAATTCATTGATAATACGAATAATAACCTGTCCCATCGTTTCCCAATCTTCGTTAGGGATATTCAAATAATTCAAATGCCAAAAGAATGGCAAAGTCATTTCTCCTCCCGTAGAAGTTGTCGGGTTCAGAAAGATTTTGGGCATTTGGGATAGCGACGTAATATTTGCTGGTTCAGTCGATGAAATGTTTGTCACTTGATCGAAATCGTACAGCGGATGATACGAAGCCATAGCCCGTCCATATAGGAAAGAGTTCCCGTTGATAAGGAACTTCAGTCGAAGTTTGCAACGCAACAAATTATAATTGGCTATGCGATTCTTCACTCTCGGATTGTTAAAATAGAGAGCCCATGGATTAAATCTTCCGTAAGCTGTGGTGGTGGTAGTCCAATCCACAGTGGCGATCTTAATCGGCCGCGAGAAAAAGTTCTGAAGAGTTGCATCATCAGAATCTTGGAATTTCCTCGTGGCGTCAATTGTGCCGCCAACGTCAACGGCATGATCAGTAGTTTGATCACTAAATTTGACGTTTTGGTACTCGGCGTCCCCCATACTCATAATGCTTTGGCTGGCATTACCAGATTGTGGGTGCAGAACAGTACGCTCATTCTGCATGTGTAACTCCGAAATGGGGCACACAGGACTTTCACTGTCGTAATCTTCTTCTGCAAGATAGTGAAAATTTTCAAGGTTAGCCAACGCCAGTTCCCTAGTAGAACGGGGCCTGACGGGCTTTCCATCGAAATATCTTACATGCATGCCCAGCACAAAACGGTGTCTTCTCCAAAGCTTGTCAAAGCGATTGGGGTTGATTCCGTATGCAGGCAGATTACTCAAAATTTCAAAAACGGTTGGGTACTCCCGAGAACCGGGAGTTAAATTATATGTAGTGGAAGTAAGCGATATTTACAATCCCTAGACTTTGCTCAGAGTCGAGGGTGGGAATATTTACAGTGAGTGACGAGCTCTCCCCTAAATAAGGGTATTCCACGGGGGGAATGTCTATATACACAAAGCCAAATCTATGAATACAAAATATATACAAAAATATTTACAGATTGGTAACCATATATGTACAGGTAGGTTTGCTATCCCGTAGGGCGCAGACTACCATCTGCGCAAAATCTCTTCAGTAACGTACATGACAATGTCCATGTAGATACGGAAGAGGTAGGTAAAAACTCGAGTTGCATTGGGAATGAAAACCAAATTAAACAAGAACTTGAGGATCGCCCTCTTGTTTTGAAAACAATTGGTTGTCAAGAGCAGGAAATACATCCATTTCTTGTCGGGCCAACCCACATGCATTTGAACTTTACCTGTGTGTACAACATACCAAAGCCAAGGTACGAACACAAATCCTGAAAACATCAGGACGTATTCCCACCAAAAAAGGTATGCGTACGCAGAGCCAATACAATGGTCATTGTAGTCTACAGTTGAGACATACATATCACCACACTGAACATCGAGAATCCTCGTTTCGTCCTCGACTATCAGTTCTTCGCCCTTATACTTGTGGCGCCACACGTCGACCTTCCGGTCGTATGACACGCCAAGTTCAGGGCACAAGTGTTCGATTCCGCTAAGGCGTGCAACTTCACGGAGTTTTGCGCGATTAGTCTCATAAGGCTCACGCCCATAATAAAACCAGTCATGCAAAGAGCTCGCAATATTAGTTGCACTGTGCTCCTCTAGAGACAATTCCTTGGACAGCAAGTGAGAATGCAGTCGTTTGTGAATTGACTCTTCGGATAAAAGTCCGACGCAAGCATCTAAGTCAGGATTGTAGAAGTTCTTTCTCTTCAGAAAATCTACTTCGTCCTCCGTCATATAGTGCTTCGGTTCTGACTCTTTGTCGGGCATAGTGAATTTCATATCATGTTCTTTCAACCATTTTGCGTAGGTGATATGCGTGAAATTGGAAAACTGTTTTGCAACAGTTCCCATCACGTCATCTCCGTACGTCATCACCGCACAAGCGGTTTTGAAGTCGACGCCAGGATAAATTGTAAAGAAACAACTCCTCAACAATAATGAATTCACAAGAGAATTAATAATAACTGTCAGGTTTTGGCCAGATGGGTTCGTTCCAAACAGTTGTATCAAATCTCCGTTATATGTCATAATGGGGTACACAACCTCATTGACAAGCATGCGCATAATGTGTAAGTCCTCCTCAGAGTAATTGCACTGCATTGCCATGTCAATAAGTACATCGAATGCTGCTATAGTCACTTGAGCGGGCATACGAACATCATACTTGCTGTAATCACCAGCTAGTACGCGGTCTTTGCCTTTACTCATCGCATGTTTCCATAGTTCTTCCCACTCTGGACCTTCAGCATTGACCCCAACAGCACATTCATAGCGCAAGGGGTTCATCTGTATGATCCGCACAAGCGGAAGAAAATACATTCGAATCAAAAGTTGTAATACCAACGGTGCGCTTTGGAATACACGAACTTTGTCTTTTTCAAGTAAAGTCGATTCGTCCTTCAAGCATGATTTCCAAATCATATAACACCGCTCCCCTGATCTTAGGGTCTCCACGATTTCATCAAACTCATTCCAAATTTCTTCGGTAAAAGTCCTAGGTTTCGTGATTCCTGGATGATCGTCAGGATCCAAGTCAACCAACAAAGGGTGCTTGGTTCCGGAAAGGGGATATCCTGGGGATGTATTGAAATTCATAGCATCTATAAATTTCATACCATCAATACCACACACGGTTTCCACTCGTGTAAGTGGTTTGGTCTCAAAGAGCTCAGGAATAGTCTGGGTCAAATTAGTAGTTATACTCTTCATCGATGCTACAGCATTCTCGAGTACACTACCAATAGGAAGGCTGGGAATAGCGGCATGCTCCAAAGTGCTTGGTAGGGATACTTTCCCTTACCACGCATCTGTGGTTTGCCCCATTTCTGGGGAACGCCAAAGACTTTGGTCACCGCGCCGGAAATAATGGTGGGGACAACGCGACTATATGGGGTTGCCATACAGCCTGTGCTCCCATAGACATCAATACAAGCACCCTCTGTTAAATAATTGACAGCGCTCTTGGGATGAATGTCTGTACCCTGGAGAATGGTAGTACCAAGAACCTC